GAGTTGCTAAAGTAATTCCTTAGTAGTATCATTTTCTAAATATATTTAATTAGCTTGATGAGGGCCGGTTTACCGGTTTCCATTAATACAAACAAAGGAGTTCATAATGGCTAATCCACATTTTCAAAACCAAATCCAATGGGCGGGTAATACCGTTGCAACAAAGGCAAAAAAAGATCAACCGATGTTTATGCCTTATCCATCCGATCAAACACACTATGGTTATTTCAATGACTTTATGGTGTATACAGCGGGTGATTGGACAATCACAACAACCGAGGATGGCACGGGATCCGCAACTGAGGCAATTACTTCTGGTGCTGGTGGCCAGTTTTTAATTACTAACGCGGCTGGCGATAACGATGCTGACTTTTTTAACTTAAAAGGCGAATCTTTCTTAATTGACGGCACAAAAAGAGCTTTCTTTTCAGCAAGATGGAAAGTCAGCGATGCAACACAATCTGACATAGTTATGGGTCTGCAAATCACAGACACAACACCATTAGCAGCAAGTGATGGCATCAACTTTAGAAAAGATGATGGCGATGCACTGCTTGACTTTGTAGTTGAGAAAGATGCAACTGAAACTTTAACAGCAGGCGTAGCTACTTTGGCAGACGATACGTTTATTACAACATCGTTTTTCATAGATCCAAACGCAGCATTGGTTTATTACTCAATTAACAACGCAGAGCCAGTTGGAGTGGTCAACACCAATCTTCCAGATAACGAAGAGTTGACAGTATCTTTTGGTATTCAAAACGGCGCAGCCGCAGCGAAAACCATGACTATCGATTACGTCACAGCTATCGTAGAGAGATAAAATGGCAGACGCAGTAACATCTCAAACAATCCAAGACGGTGAGAAAACCGCCGTCTTGAAATTTACAAATGTTTCGGATGGTACCGGTGAAAGTGCAGTCAAAAAAGTAGATGTTTCAGCATTAGCTAAAAACAGTGCAGGCCAAACCTGCACCAATGTTTCAGTAGCTAGGATTTATTGGGCCACGCGTGGGATGGGAGTAAATCTTGAGTTTGATGCTACAACAAATGTTCTTTTAACTGGTTTACCAGCAGATAGCACAGGTGATGAATACTATGATTTATTTACAGCAATACCCAATAATGCGGGATCTGGTGTAACTGGAGACATAGATTTGACCACTGTCGCACATTCGAGCGGTGATACTTATTCAATTATATTGGTTTTGAATAAGAATTATTAATGAATGGCAGCAACAAAGCCTAGGAAAAAAACTAATCCTATCAAAAAAACGGTAGGCAAAGGCGGTAATTACCGAAAAACCAAGTCTGGAGCAGGAATGACCAAAAAGGGCGTTGCTGCATACAGAAAGGCAAATCCTGGATCTAAGCTGAAAACTGCCGTAACAGGTAAGGTAAAAAAGGGTAGCAAGGCTGCTAAAAGGCGTAAGTCTTATTGCGCAAGATCTCTTGGGCAGTTAAAGAAAAGCTCTGCTAAAACTAGAAACGATCCTAATTCGAGAATTAGGCAAGCAAGAAGAAGGTGGAAGTGCTAATGGCAAAAAAATCATCAACCCCAAGCAACGTAACTAACCCCAGCTTATATTCAAGAGTAAAGTCTGAGGCCAAAAGTAAGTTTGACGTTTATCCGTCTGCTTACGCTAATGCCTGGCTGGTAAAAACTTATAAAAAACGCGGCGGCGGTTACAAAGGCGCAAAAAAAGCAGAAGGAGGCGAAGTGAGTAATAAAGATTTAAGACCGGTGCCAACTGGCAATAAAGGCCTAGGTAAACTACCTACCAAAGTTCGTAATAAAATGGGATTTATGAAAAACGGTGGCAGTGTACAGCTCCAGGCTAGAGGTTGTGGCGCAATTATGAACAGCAAGCGCAAACCTACAAAAGTTCCTAGAAGTTAAAATTATGGCCATAAGCAGAAGTAGCATTGGCAAATCAATAAGCAAGGGATCTAAACCAAAAGGTGGATTGACCAAGTGGTTTAAAGAAGATTGGGTTGACATAGGATCCAAGAAAAAAGGCGGCGGCTATGCAAAGTGTGGCAGATCTAAACAAAAAGCAGACGCCAAAAGAAAATACCCAAAATGTGTACCAGCTGCAAAAGCTGCAAGCATGAGCAAATTACAAATTAAATCTGCAGTCAGCAGGAAAAGAGCAAAGAAACAAGGGGTAGGCGGCAAGCCTACAAACGTTAAAACTTTTGCCGCTAGAGGTGGTAAGATAATCAAAAGATCTAACATAGGTCTTTACGGAAGATAATAGGAGTAATTATGAAAGGTAAAGGAACTAAGTACATGGCTAAGGGTGGAAAAACTACTAAGTACATGTCTAAAGGCGGTCGTTTAGGATATGGTGGAAACAAAGTTGATCCAATGTCTAGGAAACAAAGTTTTATAGACAGTAAAGATAGCGGTCTAAGAAATGTTGGACGACAAGCTGAAAGAGAGTTAGGTCTTAGAATAAGCAGAGGTCCTGGCATGAAAGCTGGTGGTCCTGTAGGTTCTATGTTTCCTTCAATGCAAAAAGCTATGAAGGGCACTAAGTACATGGCTAAAGGTGGTGCAGCTTACCAAAGTGAATTAAAAGATAATGCTGGTATGTCTAATGTGGGCAATTCAATAAGAAACAAACTTAAATAAATTCTAATTAAATAAAGTGGCTTATTTAATATCAAATGTGCCTCAGTTTAAATGCTGGGTACGAAAAGAATTTACAGCAAATCATTCCGCATATCATGGCGAGTATTTGCATGCTTTAGTTATTGCGGTAAACACCTTGCCGGATAGATCTTTGTCTTTTCAAGTGGTTTTTACCGGTTGTGAGATAGATAACATGGAAGATGCACCAAATGTACACGGTGGAGCTATGTGGGCAAGGATGCCAATACAAGCTCTAGTAGCTGACATACCTTTAGAAGAATGGCCAGAACCAATGGAAGATCACCTGGCGCAGCCATGGGATTGTCTAAGCCATCATCATTCAGTCGAGGTTCTTGACAGAGTAAGCTCTTCTCCTTGGATGTGTAAGATAGGTGGTGAATTCGTTACAGGCAAATATTTATTTACTGTCGATTACACAGAAAATTCAATAGCAGACGATCCTGCTCAACATAAACAATCACATGTGTTATATTTAACAGACGCTGGTCATTGGACTGGAAATTTTGTTGCTTTACCTAACAATAGAGTAAGAGCCACAAACCCAGCATTATGGCGTGTAGGCGAAGGAGCACCAGATTTTATGCCCTCGCAGTGGACACATTCAGCAGAACAACATGAGAGCTATATGGATCCGAACATAACTTTTAACAATCTATACGCTCCAGAGGAAGATTAATATGGCAACATCAAGCAGTAAAAATTTTGAGCCGGATGTAGCAGAGTACATTGAAGAAGCTTTTGAAAGATGTGGTTTAGAACTGCGTACTGGCTATGACCTAAAGAGTGCAACCAGAAGCTTAAATATTATGTTAGCAGAATGGTCTAACAGAGGATTAAACCAATGGACTATATCTAAAAAAACAGTCGCTATGGTTAAATCAACCTCTGAGTACAGCATTGATAGTACCAACGCAACTGCTCCGATAGATGTTTTAGATGTTTTTATTAGAGAAACCAACGGATCTGAGACAACAGACATATCTTTGACCAGGTTGAGCAGAGCTGAGTATTCAAACATTACAACCAAATCAAGCGAAGGCAGACCAAATCAATATTTTATTGATAAGCAAGTAACTCCAAAAATTACAGTGTGGCCTGTGCCAGATTTTTCTAGTAAATACACTATTCACATGAATGTTTTAACTAGAATGGATGATGCAGATTTAGCCACCAATACCATGGACATGCCTTTTAGGTTTTATCCATGTCTAGCTGCAGGTCTTGCATATTACATATCAATGAAAAGAGCTCCACAGCTTACAGGTCAACTAAAAGCAATTTACGAAGAGGAGTTTGACAGAGCATTATCTACCGATGAAGACAGATCTTCATTTAGAATTGCGCCAAATCTTAGAAGTTACAATAGACCATAATGGCTTTTGCATCGCAAAAAAATGCTTACGGAATATGTGACATAACAGGATTTCGTTACAAATTAAAAGACATGAAAAAAACATGGGACGGACTTTTAGTTGGCCCAGACCAGTGGAGTGCTAAACATCCACAATTATCTCCGAAAACTGTACCAGCAGATCCCCAAGGAATTAAAAATGCTAGGCCAGATACCAATGATGATAATAATGTTTTTTTGGTTTATAGTAATGTTGGAGATGGTAAATTAGGATCTGTGCTTAAAACCTTTGAGGTAACATCAAGCATAGGAACAGTTACAATTACAACATGAGCTTTACATTATCAACATTAAAAACAGCAGTACAGGACTATTTGCAAGTTTCTGAAACTACTTTTACCAATCAGCTGCCTAGATTTATACAAGAGGCAGAAGATAGGATTTTTAATTTAGTACAGCTACCAGATCAAAGAAAAAATGTGCAAGGAACTTTAACGGCAAGCAATAGGTTTTTAGCTACGCCAACTGATTTTTATGCGCCATTTAGTTTGGCTGTCATATCTAGCAATACTTACGATTACTTAGATTTTAAACACCCTTCTTTTATTAAAGAATATTCTCCTTCATCTACAAGCACTGGGCAGCCAAAGTATTATTCTTTGTTTGACGACACATCGTTTGAACTTGCTCCAATACCAGACTCAACTTATACTATTGAATTACATTATTTATATAAACCAGCCTCGTTAACGAGTGGTAGTGACAGCGGTACAACATTTTTGTCTACGGATTATCCAGACGCATTGTTGTACGGTAGTTTAGTAGAAGGTGCTATTTTCTTAAAAGAACCGCCCGATGTCATTAGCTTGTTTGAGGCTAGATTTAAGGAGGCGGTAGGCAGAATGAAAACACTATCCGAAGGTCGCGGAACTCGTGACCAGTATAGATACGATCAGTTGCGCACTGGCGTATCTTAATGAAACCCATAAAATCCCTAGAGGGCAAGAAAGTAGCCATAATAGGCCTTGGCTTATCACAAGTTGATTACGCTATAGGTTTGCAAAATGGTAGGACATGGGATGAAGCCTGGACTATTAACGCTGCAGCAGGCGTATATAAAACAGATAGACTGTTTATGCTAGATCCTGCTAGTCGATTTTTTGAT